CTGCTCTATAGTCTGAATCTTTATCGTGTCTGTTCATGTTGTTTCCTGTTTATTTAAGTGAATGACTGAGTAGCTTTTCAAGCACTATGCTTGCTGACTTATCCATGTAGAGACACGCACACTGAATATTGATCAACGTATTCTGTATGACCTACACTTTCTCATGGGTTCAGGCGTTTTCGTTTCACCCTTTACGATGCTATGTGGCCTGAGCATCCTCCTGAACCCCGCTATTTCAAGCTGAAGAGGGATAAGCGATCACTACTCAATCGCATTGTGTCTATTAAGTGATACAAGGAACGTGCCATTGTACCACTCGATAGAGACAATTACTATAAAGCCTCTTTTAAAATAGATCGTGAAGCATCTATCTTATTTGCAAGATGTCCTAACTCTTCAATCTTGCGTTCAATGCGCTTACGACTCATAAGCCCTTTAATAAGATGCGCTGAAATTGGCTCATCTAGCACAATCTTGTGTGTTCTTTTTGCTCTCGACAACTCAAGAAATCGCTGACCTACAGACTTGTCTGAATTTGTAGGATTGAGGCAGATACCCATTCTATCTGTTGCAGACTCACGATACATAAGTCTGCGATACTCTGCTGATTTGTCACTCTTGACCCATTGACCAATTTGAACTGATTGACCTTTATTCCGTCTTGCTTGTGCTTCTACTGCTGAAATGTATTTCATATTAATCTTCCTGTTTTACGGTTACTTTGTTTAGTCTACGATCTTTTTTGCCGTAAACTTTAGCGGATGCCTTGACTTTGATACTTGGATTCAAAGTCCAAAACCGCCTAGGCATCCAGATTTTCTTTTTGGTTTTAGACTTCATAATCAATACTCCTTTCTATTAGTTAATGCATGTATTATGCCAAAGAATACTGGCAGTGACAAAAATTGTCTGTACATATATATGATGTACTGATACTTCCATCGCAGGCTGTCCACTTGCCTACAACTTTTAGGGTGAACATTCCACATACTACACATGAAATGTCCGCATTATTTAAAGACTCCAAAATTATTCCATTACGATCTAATGTGTCTTGAAAATTTTGATTTCTATCGTAGCTCATTGTATACCATCTCCTTTCCGATGCGTCTCATTTGGCGATTAAACCTCTTCTTATAGTATGCAAGGTCTATTCCATAACAGTACTTATCTTCAAACTGCTCAGTTTTAAACTCACCAATAGCTTTAGCAAGTCTCCTGTTTGTTTTACGTTCATTCATCCTTCCTCCTTTAATTATAAATATATTTCTGGCTGTTCCAGCCGGAGCCGTCATACCATTTAGTGAACCAATGCAAATGCAAATATGAAACTTGTTTTGCAGAGGCGAATTTTTTTCTATTCATCCCAATGTAACCACACCATGTATCCCAATATTCAGCGGATGTACCTGTTTTGGTTACGTATTTCTGGTAGCTTTTAATTGCTTCCTGTTTTAAAGCTGGATTTTTAGCTTTTTTGTTAAATTTGCCTAAATTCCTGCTAATGCCATACATCTCTAAATTTACAGAGTCAAGGCAAGCAAATGTGTATTCTCCTTTTACAATAGCAGGGTGACTTCCGCAACAAAGAACAGCTAAGAATGATGCTTTAGCAACAGCCAATCCCTTGCATTCTGTGAGTAATGAGAGAATACGGATGTCCTTCTCCTCACTCTCATCATTTATTATTCTTATGATTCCGTCATAAAAATAATTCTTATTCTCCTCAAAGTATTTGACACTTGTTTTTTTCCCATCCCAATTGCGAATTGATGGTAAGGCCATATGCCCCCTGACATATCGTTTTGCCCTTGTGTTGAGATCGCTCAGGAGTTGCGTATCGTTTTGTATAGTAAGTACTACACAAGCCTGTACCCAAGCCATTGCATCAGCACTACTTAGTGCAAAATCATTTATGATGTTGTTTTCATGTACAAACATTCCAATCTCCTAATTAATATTTTTGTTAATTTATGGGCGTTTTCTCCACCCAATGAAAAGTGAGTGGAGAGCGGAGATCGTCCCAACTGCAAGTGATTCTCTGTGATTGAATACGTCAACCACGATCTTGCTCCGCTTCGACTATCCGGTGATCAAACCATCAGTCTCTATTTATGTTAATGCATAACCTATGCCAGAGTTACCTCTCTTTTTTTAATTTCTGAACTTAAAAATTCTTTAGTTTTCTTTGCCAGAAAATGGTTAGCATCAATATTATTATTAATGAACTCTAACATGAGGATTTCTTTCATCTCTCTAGAGACAGTCTTCCTCTTCCAAAAATCAATGAAGCCTTTTTCATTCATGATCCCTCCAGTCGGATCACCATGTAATCTCCTTCTATAGTTACACTAAAAGTTAATCCGTGAAACTTAAGATCAGATAGTATTTCACCTAGCAAACCGATATCTCGATTTGTGTCTAATTTTATTGTATTCATAATGTTCTCCTCTTTTTTCGGGTTACTTTATTTGCGAGAATCCACTCCATTAAATCCTCACGTTCCATTCCAGCCGTCTCGATTAAAATTCCATCTGAAGTACAGCCTCCTCCAGAAAGTTTATTGATAGGCACATCTAAGTGATACTTAAGCCTATCCTCAGCGGTTAAGCTGTCAATAAAACTTACTTCTTTCACCTCCACTTTTGGGTGATCTGCAAAAGGCCTATTATATGTTGATAAGCCTTTCATTCTGGTTACTTCTTTTACTATTTCTTCTGAATGTGTGGGATTTAAAAGTTTCATATATCTCCTTTAAAAAAAGTCTTTATCACAGATCATCACTGTGATTAATGTTAGCACCATCCAAGCTGGTGATGTTACAATAAAAATAGCTAACCAATCCATCGGTGTCATTTTGATCTCCTGTTTTGAGTTAAAGGAGGGCTAAATGCCCCCCAGATTATTTTGTATACCCTTCCAAATTTACAGCATTTCGGTATGAACTTCCAAAATCACCGATTGCTTCCTTCATGACCTCAAGGTTTTCATTAAGATTGCCCTCAAAGCCTTCAACAAAAGACTCTATTGTTGTTAAGGTTGACGGAGAAAATAACTCTTCTTTTTCCTCATCAGTTATTGTGTAAAGGAGTGACTCCCTTGTATCGAGTCTTCGTAACTCCTCAATTATAATGTTATACTCAGTAACTTTGAGAGCATCTAATGAACCATCGAATCGAGCTAATGCATCTCTATAGTTTTCATGAGTAGTAATTGATTTGAAAATCATCTTCCCATTTATTGTTAATCTTATTGCTACAAGATAAGGGGTTGAACCTCCTAAATTATATCTTGTAATTTTGGCATTCAAAGAAGTGCCGGATGCTTTGAACTCAACCAAATTCATTTTTGTGGTGGCTTTAATTTTACTCATGATCTTCTCCTGTTTGGGTGTGTTTGATTACTTAAGTATGGATTATACAGCCTTCTGCAAAGACTGCAAGTTTTATTTTAAAATTATTATTTTATTATTAAATAAATAATTCCTATAAGAATAGATAAGCAAATACTGAGCCAAGCCTTACAATTATAAATTTAAAAGTGTAAAACAAAGAAGAGCAGTACCTGCTTATGATTGTACCTTTAATTAATTCCTTTCATCTGAGGGCGATCTGAGTCTTCTGTGATCATATTATTATATGAATCGTTAAGCTCAGTGCATTCATCAGCATATTCCTCAATAAAGTTCATTACATCTGTGACCTGTTCAAAACAATCAGCGCAAGTATTCAGATGCTCAATTATTGAACTATTATCTGACAGACAGCCGTCAACAAACTCAGCGACTTGAATATCGCTCAGACATTTTCCTATTTTATTAATCATAATTCCTTTATAGTTAGGATTGTTAAGCAAAAGAATTATTTCTGATGCTTACTATATTAGACGTGCAAAAATTTAATTTTTTAAAAAATAAATCAAATATGAAAGAATTAACTCCACAGGAACATTTATTTGTAGCTAAATATATTGAATCAAACAACGGAACTCAATCGGTGATTGATTCAGGATTTGAAGGGACAAGAAAATCTGCTGGAATTAAAGCAAACAGATTGTTGAAAAGTGATAAAATTTGTAAGCAAATAGAGGAATTTAAGAGGCAGGTAAGTTTAGCGAGTGGATGGAATAAGGCGAGAGTAATTGCTGAGGTTGAGCAGGTGTACCATGCATCTATGCAGGAAGACAGTCATCAGACAGCACTCAAGTCTTTAGAGTTAATCAGCCGATTGTGTAACTTTATGCCGGAAAAGAATACAACTATAGCTGTCAGCCATTCATTCGAATCACTACTAAAGAGGGTTGAAACCAAGGATGTAACACCAGCAGGTGTGCTGTTAGAGGCTGTGTAGAGCGATCTGAGCATTCATATTTCTCAAGATTAATGAATATGCTGTAATTCTAGGAGATCGCAAAGATATTGGATAAGATCAGATAAAATATTCCAGACGATCCTATTAATTAATTATAATCATATTATGTTAGGTTAATACGATCTCAAAATTCAGCACAAATCCTGAGATCACTCTCATCAGACCGCCCCCTCCCCGTCACGGGTACCCCCTATTATATACATAAAGTAGTTAGAGGGATAGATGCACACTTGCATATTTAAGCCTTTTAGATGAAGATAGCTGAGGGCATAGTCTCCAGCCCTAGACGGCCTAACCTCCCCTAGTACCTCGGTTGGGCCGTCACTTCTGGAGGCACACATAAGGGAGATATGGAAGAGAAAGACATAATAGAGCTTATCAAGAGGCTTCAAGCAGACCCTCTGCTCTACTTTAACCACTGCTTAAAAATTCAAGAATTTGGCACAGGCAACATAATTCCATTTGAACTCAACGAAGTTCAGACCATAATGCATTCTATAATGGAACGGCAGCTTAAGCAGGATAATCACGTTAGAATGATTGTCCTAAAAGCAAGACGTTTTGGAATATCAACATACGTGCAGGGGCGGTACTTCCAGCACGCCGCAATGAATAAGAATAAGGTGGTCCAGATCACCACCCATAGTAAGGCGGCTACAGACGTGATGTTTGCAATGACACGTACTATGGAACAGAATCTACCACACGAAATTAAACCACAACTTAAGTACAGCGGCAGGCGGGACTTACACTGGGGCAGTGAGGAGGGGGGTCTAAATTCGTCATACTCTTTATCAACTGTAGGGGGTCGGGAGGTACGTGGAAGTAAGATTGACTACCTACACTGTAGCGAAGTAGCCTCATGGTCTGGCTCAGGAGAGGACTACCTATTAGGCCTGCTTAACTGCGTAGTACAGGGCTTTAACACAGAAGCAATAATTGAATCAACGGCTCAAGGCGTGGGCGGTGTCTTCCATGACATGTACTGGGATGCAGCAGAAGGCAACTCAGGTTGGGAGAGTATCTTCTTCCCTTGGTACATCTACAGCTACTACTCTAAACCCTTTGACTCCCTAGAGGACAAAGAAGCCTTCCGCAAGGAACTAGGTCAGGACAAGAGATACGGCGGTGATGCAGAACTAGCCCTAGTAGACACCTCCTGTGAGTACGACCTAGGAGACGAGGTAAAGAGTTACACTGTAACACTAGAAAACCTCAACTGGCGCAGGCAGTGTATTAAGACACAGTGTCAGAATGACTTAAGAAAGTTTCACCAAGAGTTTCCTACAAACGCTAGGGAGGCCTTTGTAAGTACAGGTAGGGGTGTCTTCCATGCAGACAATCTTAGTAATCAAGTTCTAATATCTCAAAAACGGCAAAGGGAAAATCCGTCAGAAGGGTTCCACATTCCAGTCCAGAAGTGGAAACAACGTGGAGGAGAGAAGTACCTAATAGAGTCCTTGGACGGCGGTGAGTTACAGGTATGGGAGAGACCTATTCCGGGCAGGGAGTACCGTATAGGCGCAGACATATCAGAAGGCCTAGACGTAGGAAGGGACACAGACTGGAGTGTAGCAGTTGTCCTCAACGCACATAACATGGATGAAGTGGCAACTATACGTGTAAAGATAGACCCGGATTTATTTGCATGGCAGCTTGCAAGTTTAGGTAAATGGTACAATAATGCGAAACTAATTGTAGAAAGAAACAACCACGGCCTAGTAACTCTTAAGTTCCTTTCTGACATACACATCTACCCTGACC